GCGACGTGGTCGTACCGCGGCCAGAAGGATTTTGGCCTGCGCCTCTACCATTCGTGGCTTGCGCTCGATCCCGAGGGGATCGTCTCGCTGCTCCGTGAATTCCATCCTCACTTCCCGAGGCCCAAGTAATGGCTGACGAGCAGCCTGTCGCGCCTGCGGCGCCAGCACCCGAGCCCGCTCCGGCGGCGCCGGCTCCTGCGCCGGTTGTCGATCCCGCGCCGGCTCCTGCTCCTGCCGCGCCAGAGCCCGCGCCCGCACCGGAACCTGCGCCTGCAGCTCCCGCCGAGCCTGCTGCTGCGGCACCCGCCGAACCGGCTGCACCCGCGCGCGAACCCAGCCTGCTCGAGGCCGCCCAGGCACCTGAGCCGGCGAAGGAAGGCGAACCAGCCAAGGCACCCGACCCCGCGAAGCCTGCGGAGCCGCCCGCCGAGCCGGCAAAGAAGCCTGATGCACCGGAGACCGAAAAGCCCGTAGAGGCACCCAAGGAAGGCGATCAGCCGAAGACCGAGGAAGCCGCCGCCGAGCCGCCGCCGGTTCCGCCGGTCGAGTACAAATACGAGCTCCCGCCGTCGCTCACGATGGACGATGCCCAACGCGGCGAATTCCATGGGGCGCTCGACAAGTACCGCGCCAACCCGGCCGATCCCAGTCCGCTGCTCGAGCAGGGCGTGAAGATGATGCAGGCCTACGACCAGGTCGTGTCACAGCGCCAGGTCGATGCGTGGCACGGCACCCTGAAGGGCTGGCGCGACGAAGTGCTGGCCGATCCCGTGTTGGGCGGTGCCGGCCACCAGACGGCGATGTCGAAGATCGCCCTGGTGCGCAACCACTTCATGTCCGACCACGCTCCCGGCACGCCGGAATTCGCCGCGGACACGGCGGCGTTCAACCACATGCTCGATTCGACGGGCGTCGGAAACCATCTGGTGATGCTGCGCTTCCTGCATCGGATGCTGCCCTACGTGAAAGAGCCGGATATGCCGTCGCACGGCGACAATCCCAAGCCGCCCGCAGAGAAGGGCACTGGCGGCAACCCACTGCACGACAATCCGCGTAGTCGGCAGCTGAATGGCGGCAGTCGATGAACCTATTCGCGCGCGAATTCGCCGTGAAAGTGCCGGACCATATTCCGGCGAGCCTCTGCGGCTTCGGCGAGAGTGTTGAAGCGTTTACTCCAGACGCGAATCCCGTCCTTCTCGATGGCGGCTTGGAATTTCCCTCTCGTCATATCGAACGAGACACCGTGGACGCCGGTTTTGTTGCGTCGAGAGAGAGACCGATTCTGCATGTTCTGGCCATGAACGGCGGGACGCAGATTGCACCACCGATTGTCGCTTCGGTCTCGGTTTCGGTGATCGATTTCAAACGGCGGCCATTCGCCCGTCATCCAGAGCCACGCCAGACGGTGCGCCATGTATCGGGTCGGAAATTGGATCGTGACGTAGACGTATCCTCTGGTGCGGGCTCCCGCCTGTTTCCCGGCCCATCGGTCATTCCAATAGGGATGGCGGTCGGCGCGATTCCGCCAAGTGAAGATGCCGGTAGTGGGATCGTAATCGAGAATCGCGCGCAGTTGCGCGGCGGTAAGCGTCTCACGGGAGATCGTGCTGATGCAACGTGGTGCCATTGTGAAATGTTGCCACATCATGCGGCTTTTGTGAACACACTAAAAGGAGGCTAAATTGGCAACAGGTTCGTGGCCCACCATGCCTGATGTGCTTTCCCGTATCGATTCCGCGGGAAAACAGATGTATATCGCCGAGATGCTGTCGCAGGCGATCGTGACGGCACAGGACATGCCCTACAAGCAGGGCACCGAAATCTTCGGCCACACGTATGCCTATCGGACCTCGATCCCGGCGGGCAACTGGCGCCAGCTCAACCAGGGCGTTGGCTACTCCAAGTCGACGACTGGCAAGGCGAGCGTCGGCATGGCGAGCCTCGAGGGCTACAGCCAGGTCGACCGGATGCTGGCGGAGGCCAACCCGGACGGCATCGACGCCTTCCGCACGTCGGAGGAAGTGTCCTTCATCGAAGGCTTCGGCCAGACCTGGGAAGAGACCTTGTGGTATGGCAACACCAATGCCAACCCGGCCGAATTCATCGGCCTGTCGATCTACTACAACACCGGCGATCAGTCGCTCGCGCAGAACGCGCAGAACGTGATCGACGGCCTCGGCACCGGCTCCGACAACGCCTCGATGTGGCTGGTCGGCTGGGGCGAGCGCTCCTGCTACGGTGCCTACCCGCGCGGCTCCAAGGCGGGCCTCGTGTCGGAGGACAAGGCCGACACCGTGCCGGCCTACGACAACCTCGGCAACCGCTACGAGGCGTTTACCACCTGGTTCCGCCAGCAGGGCACGATCGCCGTCGAAGACTGGCGCGAGGTGGTGCGCATCGCCAACCTCGACGTGACGGCGAGCGGCCTGGCCGGTCCCGATGCGGCCGACCTGTTCCTGCTGATGAGCCAGGCGATCATGCTACCGCCCGCCGCCGGCCAAGGCCTGAGCGGCATCAGCATGACCGATGCGCCAAACAATGCGACGCCGAGCACGCGCTACGTTTGGTACATGAACCGTACCCTGGCGTTCTGGCTCACGGCGCAGAGCATCCGTGACCGCAACGTCCTGCTCGATCCGGACGCTTCGGCCGGCCGCCCATGGACTTCCTGGCGCGGCCTGCCGATCAAGATCTCGGATCGCCTGCTTCAGACCGAAGATGCCGTGACGGGCTTCTAAGGCCTGCGTAACAGAAAGGAACAGACTCATGTTGATGGATAGCAAGGCGGCTTTCGTCCTCGCCGGTTCTCCCCTGTCGCTGGTGGCGGCCGCGGGCGACGACATCGCCACGGATCCCTATGACTTCCTCGGCGATGGTCCGGGCACAACTGTCCGGAACATCCACGGCAACGCCACACTGCCGGGGCAGGCCGATGCCATGGCGGTCGGGCCGCAGCGCCCGGAGATGGCTGTTGCCATCGGCACCGCCGCCACCAACGGCACCAGCACGCCGAGCCTGACGGTGCAGTTCCAGGTCGCGCCCGACGACGGGAACGGCAATCCCGGCACCTGGACCACGATCTGGCAGTCCGATGCCTACCTCGTGGCGCGTCTGACAGCCGGTGCCATCATCGCCCGCATTCCGTGGACGCCACCGGTTCCGGTCAATCTGCGGCCGCGCTTCGCTCGCCTCAATTTCGCGATCCCGGCGGGCACTGCGTTCGGCGCCGGCACGATCGCCTACGCCCAGGTCACCACGGTGCGCGACGACCCCTACAACATGCAGGCGGCTCGCAATTATAGCGTCTCCGGCGTGAACGGCTAGGGAGCATCCGATGGCACGCCTGTCCAAAGCTGAGATCGAGCAGCGCGAGCGCGAGCGCCAGCACGACATCCAGGAGAGTGCCAAGGCGATGGTGCAGGACATGATGCCTGCCATCATCGCCGGCCTCACCACGAAACTCGCGGATGCCCGGGCTGCTGCGGGCACCGAGGTCGCCGCCGAGTCCGAATCGGCCAGGTCGGACCGCAGCCTGGTCGAGGCGCTGGGCGTCTCGATCGTCAAGGCGGCGGATCCCAAGAACCGCCATCAGGTGGTCGATCCCGCGCTTCTGGCGTCTCGCCGCAACGCGCATCAGGAGATGGTCGATCTGCTGATCAAGTTCCGCGCCGAGGGCGTCATGCCGCGCTACAAGCTCAAGGCGAAGTCCTTCCTGGGCAACATCAAGATCGATCCCCAGTTCCAGCATCCTGGAACCAAGGCGATCATGACCCAGATGGTCGACTACCCGAAGCCGCCGAACGCGGCGATGGAACCGGTCAACGAATCCGCCAAGCTGGTGTATGCGGCCTATCGCCGCTCGCATGCCACGCTGGCCGGCGACGAGCGCCAACTGCCGAAGCTGCCCTGGCTGGGCAAGGCTCCGTGGATCTTCGGCAAAGAAGGCATCGTGAAGGGCAACACTGTCGAGGAGGCACCCGAGCGCATCGCCGATCCAAACGCGATCTTCCCCGACATGCGGGTCTTCGGTTCGAGCGAGGTGCCCAAGAAAGAGGTGCGCGTTCTCGGCACCGAGGCACCGCCGGTCGTCATCAACGAAGGAATGCCCAAATAGATGGGTGTCAGGGCTCCCCGCGACGTAGGGGCATCGGGACGTTCCCCCTATGCCCCGGCTGACCAGGCCACTGGCGTGGTGCAGGGCACCTTCTCTGACGAGCAGGTGTCCGCGCCATTTCCGTTCTGTGGCTGGTTCAACGTCTCGTTGTGGGCGAGCTACAGCACCGGCCTGACGACGACAACGGGTTCGCTCACGGCGGTGGCCGGCACGGTTGGCTCGATCGCCAAGGGCAATAGCATCAAGGCGACTAACGTCCCGGCCGGCACCACGATTCAGGGGGTGTCGGGCTCCAACCTGACGCTCTACATCCCGCCGATCACGATTTCCGGCAAGACCAAGGTCGGCGTCGCGAAGATCACCAATCTCGATTACACGACCGGCCTGGTCGGCGCGACGGTGACAGGGCCCGGTGTGCCATCCGGCACGACGGTGCTTTCGGTCGACACGGCGGCCGTCGTTCCCAACGGCACTGCCGCGGCGATCCTGGGGACGATCACGATCTCCAACACGATCACCGAAACCACCGACGACGACACGCCGTCGCCCTTCGTGTTCGTGCGCAATGGCAATGCCATCACGACCACCGGTGCCGATGCCAATGCCGTGTTCGTCGGCAACGAGCTCACCTTCACCGGCACAGTCCAGCTCGAGCGCAGCTTCGATGGCGGCTCGACGTGGATCCCGTGCTACGCCTGGCAGGGTGGATCGCAACTCAAGTGGACCGCCGCGATGTCCACCGAGTTCCTGGAGCCGGAAAAGGGCGTCCTCTACCGACTGAATTGCATCGCCTACTCGGCCGGCACGATAAACTATCGGATCAGCACTACAGCCCAGGCGGCGGGTACGTCGTCGGGTCCATTGTAAGGAGAAGATCATGGACGCTTCCGTCCCCGGCGCACTGAATGTTGCGGCTGACGAGCTGACCGGCGACATGATCGTCAGTCTGGACACTGCCGGGCCCAGGAGTGCTCAGACGACCCTCGAAAATATGGCGCAGTTCTTCGCCTCCGAGGACTCGGGCAACGTCGTCAACACCAACATCACCACGGCGGGTGCTGGTGCCCTGACGGCTGCGGCGCTCACTGGTGGCCTTATCACCCGCACTGGTCCAACGGGGGCCTATACGGACACCACCGCGACCGCCGCTCAGCTGTTGGCTGCGCTCGGTGCCGACACGCCCGTTGGCTCCTCGCGGCTCGTCTACATCAAGAACACGGTCGCCTTCGCCGAGACCCTGGCCGCGGGCTCTGGTGTCACCCTGTCGGGCCAGACGATCATCCCGCCCAACTCGGTGGGCATATTCCTGCTGACCTACAGCGCCGCTACGCCTGCGTTCACCTTGCGGGGCATTGAAGTCGGGCCGCTCACCACCTCGGCGCTGATTGCCTCGACGGCGTTGACCACGGTCGGCGCCGGCACAGTCACGGGAGCAGGCGTCGCAGGCGGACTGACGACTCGCTCTGGCGCGCAGAGCAACACCGCCTTCACCGACACCACCGACACCGCCGACAACATCATCGCGGCGATGCCGAACGCCAACATCGGGCAGAGCTTTATCTGGCGCTACCGGAACAACACCGATGCCACGGCAACGATCGCCGGCGGCTCAGGCGTGACGGTGTCCGGCATTGCGACCGCGCCGCCCAACACCACGGTCGAATTCCTGGTCACCTACACGGCGGCCTCGACCATGACCGCGGTGGGCATCTCGCGCACGGTGCCCAGCACCACCAGCGGCACTGTGGTCATGAACGGGGCTACTCCGGTGACAGTGACCAACAGCATCGTGACGGCAAATTCGGCCATCATCCTGACGCTCAAGACGGTCGGAGGCACTGTCAGCCCGACGCGGCCCAACGTGCTCACCATCACGCCAGGCACCGGCTTCACGGTCGGCGGCGTCGCCCTGGACACCTCGACGTACAACTACCTCATCATCAACTAGGAGCGAGCCATGAAGAAACTGCGTTACATCCTGGGCAGCCTCGTTGCCCTCCTGGTGGCGGGCGTTGTCTACGCCCAGACCACGGTCCCCTATGTGACGTCGCTCGGAAGCGGCGACATCATGCAGGTGATCAAGAATGCCCAGGTCACGGCGGGCAACACCTACGCGACGCTGACCCAGCTTCGCGCCTGGATGTTCGCCGGCTCGAGCGCGCACAGCGGCACGCCTGTCCTGACCTCGTGTGGCACCGGGTCTCCGACGATCGTCGGCACCGATTACGCCATGACGATCACCCAGGGCACCACCGCCACGGGCTGCGTCGCGACGTTCTCCTCGGCCTTCTCGGCGGTACCGGTGTGTGTTGCCGTGAACCAGACGGCGCCAGGCACCTCGACGCCGGCTTACACCGTCACCGCCACGGCGATCACCTTGGTCACGGCGAGCACGACCGGTGAAATCTGGAACGTGATCTGCGCTTCCCGGTAGGCCATGCCGTGGAGCGCCAAGAGCTTCGCTGGGCGTCACAATAAAAAGCTCAGCGGAGCGAAGGCGGCCAAGGCCGCGGCCCAGGCCAACGCCATTCTCCGGCGCACCGGGGATGAAGGGTTGGCGATCAGGACGGCGAACGCGCGAGCGAAGGGATCACCCCTGCACGATCATCCAAGGTCACCGAAATGAAGCTGCCCGCCATGGTCGACGTGAAAAGCTCCAACATTGCCAGGTTGGGCCACGACAGCAGGGGCCTGTTCGTGCAGTTTGTCGGGGGTGGCATTTACCATTACCCCGAAGCGCCGCGCGAGATTTTCAATGATCTGGTCGGAGCCGATTCGGTGGGCAAGGCGTTCGGCGCCAAAGTGAAGGGTGTGTTCGTTCACAGGCAGGTTCGCGATGTCGAGCCCCACAATCGCTGACGTCGCCAGCAGGAGCACGAAGATGGCCAACGACGAGAAGCCGACCAAGCGGACAAGCCCGCTGCATGACAATCCGCGGTCGCGCGAGAAGGTGACCGAGACGAAGAAGGTCACCGAGCGCGAGTCCGATGCGGAGGAGAAGAAAGAGCCTGAGCCTGCTCCGAATGGGGACGTGGAGCGCAACGAAAAGGGCCAGACCCAGGGCGAGGAGCGCGACGACGTGAGCGACAAGTCGCCTACCGGCGAAGGCGCCGAGGCACCGGCCGGCTCGCCGGATGCCGCCATGAAGGACAAGTTCCTGGAAGGCCTGAAGATGATCCAGAAGCGCCACGAGACCGAACGCATGGAGCACCACGGCCAGATGCGCGAGGCGCACCGCGCGATGGGCAAGCGCCACAACAAGGAGATCGCCGACCACTTCACCCTCCACTTTGGCGAGGGCGGTGGCGACGACGAGCCGGAGAAGAAGCCGAAGGAAAAGGCGGAGTAGACCATGCCTAAGATGAATCCGATGGTCTCCCTTGAAATGACTGACGAGGAAAAACTCGACCAATTCATGCCGGCAGGGCTGCCCGCACGGCTTGATTACCCGCCGGGCCTGCATATCTGTCTCACCGAAAGAGAGATGGACAAGCTAGACGTTGATCCTGCGGAAGCCGTGGTTGGGGGCTTAGTGCATCTTCACGCCATGGCGAGAATAACGTCAGTATCGCAGGAGGATCGAGACGGCAAAAAGGCGTGTCGCGTAGAAATGCAGATCGAGGATATGTGCTGTGTGGAATCTGAGGACGAGGAAAATTCTGAGGCTGAATCCTCGATGAACCCTCTGCATGACCGAAGCAAAGGAAGGATGTAAAGTTAGCGGGACGCCGCCCTGCTGAAACAGGACGGACATCCCTAACCATAAACGAAGGCGAGTTCGTAAAATGGCTAACGAGAACGTGCCGCAGGTCAACAGCGGCTTCAAGGTGTGTAAGGCCTGCGGCGACAAAAAACCCCTTGAGGGATTTCATCTTGAGCCTCGCGTTAAGGACGGTCGAACAGCCACCTGCATCGCTTGCTTGCGCGAGCGGCAGAGAGCTTATGCTCGACTTCACCCTGAACGGATCAAAGAATCTCGCGAGAAGTACGCCGCTAGGTTTCCGGAGAGGATACAGGCCGCTCGAAAATTCACGCTCAGGCGCCTCGCTTTGGAGCGACGCGAAGCCCGTCTGGCTGCCGGAAAACCATTCTTGGAAGCCAAGGTCACCGATGACGGTCGGCTGTGCTCGCGTTGTCGAAAGAGGAGACCGTCCGAGGAATTTCCGCCGAATCGACAATCGAAAGATGGGCTCTCCTACTATTGCCGGTCATGTACTAATGCTGTGGCCCGCAAATTGTCCAAAAAGCCGGAAACGGCTGCCTATCGAAAACGATACATGCGTGCCCTCGGACTGCGCAAATATGGCATCACGCCCGAGGCGTTTGACGAGATATTTCGGTCGCAAGATGGTGCCTGTGCCATCTGCTCCGAAAGCCTACGTCTTGGGACGGGAGGCTGCGCCGTCGACCATGACCACAAGACCAACAAGGTCCGAGGACTGCTTTGCAGACTATGCAATGTCGGGGTTGGACATTTTCGCGAGAACGAACAATGGCTTCTAAAGGCAATAGAATACTTGCGACGATCTCGTTGATTTTTGGCGCGCTCCTCCCGACACAGGGATGGGGCCAGGCGAGCGTTCTTCAGGGTGGATCCTTCACTGCCGGCCTGCCGAGCTTCTACAGCTCGAGCGGCGGATCCCAACCGATCATCAATCAAAGCGCGACCGCGGCCGGCGGCGCCCAGAGCATCAAGGAGATGTCGATCATCTCCCGCGGCACGGGGACGGCGCCGTTCACTGGCGGCGGTGGCGGCTATCTAGGCTCGACGTTCTGCCTGTACGACGGCCCGACGACCGGCCAATACCATCAGCTTTGCCTGTCCCCCAGCGCCACGGGCGGCTTTGGAATGCTGTCCTACAATGCGGGCGGCGGGGCGAGCTCCCAGGATCTCAAGTTCGTGATCAATGGCACGAGCTACAGCTTCCCCTTCAGCAGCGGAGCGGTGGTCGGCCCTGGCTCAAGCACGGTTGGCCATATCGCCACCTGGGCGAACACGGCGGGCACGCTGCTGGCTGACGGTGGCCCAGCGCCGACGCCTGGCGGCTCGAGCGGCCAGGTCCAGTACAACAATGCGGGATCGTTCGGCGGCTTCACGGTCGGCGGGGACGCGACGCTCAACACCGGCACGGGCTCGCTGACGGTCAGCAAGATCGGCGGGATCTCGGTCTCCCTGGGGGGCACGCTCAGCACGGCATCGTCGTTCGCCACGTCGGGGGCCTTTCCGCTCACCCTGACGGCGACCGCGTCGACCTCGGTGACCCTGCCGATAACGGGGACGCTGGCGACGCTGGCGGGTGCCGAGGCGCTGACCAACAAGACGTACAACGGCAACACCTGGACCGCCGGCACCGGGGTTCTGACGATCAACGCCGGCAAGACTCTGCACGCTTCGAATTCCATCACGTTCACGGCGACCGATGGCAGCACGCTGGCGATCGGCGCCGGCGGCACGCTGGGCACCGCGGCTTATACGGCGACGACAGCCTATGTGCCGAGCAACACCCAGACCACCGCGTCACTTGGTGCCGACGTCAATCTCAATAACACCGGCCTCTACTTCGATGGTCCGTCGGTAGCACAAGGATCGACAGGAACGTGGTTTGCCAGCGGGACGGTTACCCTCTTTGATTCTGCGGGGGCCGCCAATTTCAACTGCAAGCTATGGGATGGCTCTACCGTGATAGCGTCGGGCGGCGGCAATGTGCCGTCCAACGTGCGCCCGACGAGCATCACCCTAAGCGGACGTCTGGCGAGCCCTGCGGGCAATATCCGGATCAGCTGCCAGGATTTGACGTCGACCAGCGGCACGATCCAGTTCAACTTCTCCGGTAACTCAAAAGATTCGACCCTGACAGTTTTTAGAACGAATTGATCTGGCCCGATGTATTCCTTGCCGGGTTCTCTCGCCGTGGTCGTCGCATCGATTGTTCGCCTGCTCTTTGCGCGTCGCCCAACGGCAATTTCCCGGCTCGTAGTTGCCGTCGTTGTCGATACGCTCGATCGTATGCTTAGGCGTGGGGCGCGGCCCCATGTCTCGGAAGAATTTCGCAAAATCCTCTCGCCAACAGTCGGCCATGGCGATCCCTCGGCCACCGTAGCGATGGTAATTAGGGTGATGCTCTTCGTAGCAACGACGCTTGGCGTTGAACCACGACTGATACTCGGGGGTGCGGGTGCGCCCGTGAGTGCGCGTATTGAAGGGCCGCTTCTCAGCATTGAGGCAACCGCAGCTTTGCGAGCGACCTTGCCGAAGGGACTGCCCGTACACGGCTTTCTCTGTTCCGCATTTACAGCGGCACTTCCAGTATGTTCCTCCGCGCGCATCTACGTGGGAGAAGGAGACGACCATCCAGCGGCCAACTTTAGTGCCTTCAAGTTGAAGTCTTGGAGCCATAAGGCGCAATATACTGTGTGCCTTGCGGGTGAACAACATCCGCGTTTCGGGTGAATGGGGATATGGCCGACACGCCGACAGCACAAATTGTCAACGAGGCCCTTCAGATGATGGGGGGCAACCAGAAGCCTGTGACTGGCTCGGCGCCGACGTTCGACACTACGGCAAGCGGGATCGCGGCCAAATATCTCTACGGTCCCTGCGTGGCCTTCGTTGCGCGCCAGTTCGAGTGGGATTTCAGCCGGGCCTATGCTCCACTAGTAGAGAGCGGCAACACGCCTCCGGACAACTGGGATTTCGAATATATTTACCCGGCTTCTGCTGTCCAAGTCTGGCAGGTGAAGCCTCCAGTATTGGCCGACGAAAATGATCCGTTGCCGACGACATGGGCGCGCGGAAACGCTCAGGTCTCGGGCGTGCAGACTTCGGTGATCTGGACTGACGTTGAGGACGCTGTAGCGGTGTTCAACAACAACCCGACCCCACTCGTATGGGATCCGGGCTTCCGCCAGGCCGTGGTGCGCTTGCTGGCATCAGAGTTCGCGATTGCGCTGGGCGGCCGTCCTGACACTTCGAAGGTGCTACTCGACAGCTCGGGTATGATGGGCGAGCTCGCCAAGACTCGGGATAGCTGAAGATGCCGACATCCCTTTCCAGCCCGGCCGACCTAGTCAATGACGCTTTGCGAAGAATTGGCTACAAACTCCGCGTCGCGTCTTTGGAGGACGGCTCCGAAGCATCCGGGCTTGCCCTCGATTTGTATGGCCAGACCCGCGACACCATGTTGCGCGATGGCGATTGGATGTTCGCCCAGCGCGAGGTGAACGGCACGGTCCTGAAGACGGCACCCCCCGGCGGCTATTTCGATGCGCCGTGGGATCCAACAAGCGCACCACCAATCGGTTGGCAGTATAGTTTCTCATATCCTGATGATGCGCTGAAGATTAGGGCCGTTAGACCACAGCCCGGATTTCCCGTGGAGATGGAGCCGCTACCCACGCTTTTTAACGTAGTGAATGATAATGGATATAATCCGCCTCGGCGCGTGATCGTCGCTAACATCGCGAATCCTGTCATAGTATACGTCGGACGCGTTACAGCGCCGGATACTTGGTCTGTTGATTTTACTGAAGCGCTCTGCGCCGCTCTCGCTAGGAGATTGGCCCCCTCCCTTGCGAATCTGAATGTCGAGCAAGTCGAAGCGCAAGACGAAGCTGTTAGCAGGCAGGCTGCTACGCGGGAGACGGGCTAGTGCGCGCGTGCTACAATAAAATTGAGAGCCGGAGCTGGTTGCACAGCTACGGCCCTCTGGCCAATCAAGTAACGGAGATACCTGATATGGTTGACCTAAGGGTACAGCCGAGGACGCATAAAGTCTGCGCCAAATGCGGCATCTCTCGGCCACTTTCAGAATATGGCAAGATGGCACGCCATGAGCACAAGTTGTCGCGCACATGTAGGCCGTGCATCGTAAAACGACAGACAGAATGGACTATTCGACGCATTGCCGCGTTCGATCCTTCCGCCATAGACATGGCGGCACTTCATCGGTGCGCCAAGTGCGAGACCGAGAAAGCAGCAACCGACTTTTTTATACAAGCTGACAGGAAAAGCGGCATTTCGAGGCTGTGCGTGGAGTGCGCTCGGGAAAAGGATCGCAATCGCTACAGAAGCGATCTCCAGAAGCGTCGAGAACAAGCCAAATGGGGTGCCGTCAAAAAAAAGTTCGGGCTGACCCGCGAGCAGTGGATGGAGAAATACAAATCCCAGAATGGAT